TGCTAAATTATTATTCGCTAACAAATTATTCAGAGCTCATAACATGACTAACGAACAGAAAGTTAAAGTTATTGAAACTTTGGATAGAACAAAATCAGTTAGAGAAGTTAAATTGGTTTACTCTACATTAGCAGAGAATTTCAAATATTCTTCATCTAACAAAGTTGCTAAAAAATCAATTTCAGAAGGAATTGCTAGTAAAGTAGTAAAATCTACAAAGCCAGCAGCAGCAAAGCAAGTAATTGCAGAATCTGCAGATTTTTCTGAAAGATTTAAAAAATTAGCAGGAATTATTAAATAATTAACAAAATAAATTAATTAAAATGGACTTAAAACAAATTATGTCAGGCAAAAACCCACAATCAGTAGTGCTTGAGCAAACTAGAGGTTTGAAAGCAAAGTGGGAGAAGACTGGATTACTCGAAGGAGCAGGTTCAGAAACTTCTAAGCATGGTATGGCAGTAATGCTTGAAAACCAGGCTAAACAATTACTTGATGAAGCAACCAGAACTGGTACTTCAGCAGGTTCTGAAGAGTGGGCTGGTGTAGCTCTTCCATTGGTAAGAAGAATCTTTGGTTCAATCGCAGCTAAAGAATTCGTTTCTGTACAACCAATGAACTTACCATCAGGTTTGATTTTCTATATGGATTTCAAATATGGTTCAACTAATGATACAAAAAGACCAAACGCAGCTACAGGAGCATCTTCTTCTTTATTTGGTGCGGGTGGTACTTTTGGTAAAGATAATTTATCTCCATCAGGTAACAAATTGGGTTCTACTCAATCTACTACTGGAGGTCTTTACGGTGCAGGTAGATTTGGATATACAGTAAATGATACAACAGCAGCTGTTACAGCAGTTGTAACTTCAGGTTCTGCAGTAGATTTCCTTGGATACGATGCATTATCTGCTTCATTTGGTGCTTATCCAAATAACTGGAGAAAAATTAAAGTTGGTTTACCTTCTGATGCTGATTTCAATGCTGTAAGAGCATTTTTAGTATCAGGTTCTACAGCTGTATCTCACTATCCTGAATTGACTACAATAGATTCTGCAGGTTCTGCATCTTTCTATGTATCATCTTCAGCAACACCAATTGTAGCTACAGATTTTACAACTCAAACTTTAGCTTATCACAAACAGCCATCTGCTATTACAAGAGGTGATTTTGAAGATAGAGGTTCTGATTTACCAATCCCAGAGATTGAATTAGAATTGAAGTCTGAGCCAATCGTTGCAAAAACTCGTAAGTTGAAAGCAATTTGGACTCCAGAATTAGCACAGGATTTAAATGCTTATCATAGTGTAGATGCTGAAGCTGAATTAACTCAGATGTTATCTGAATACATCTCTTTAGAGATTGATTTAGAAATACTTGAAATGTTACAAGTAAATGCATTCTCAACCGAATACTGGTCTGCAAGAGTAGGTTATGAATTTAACTCAAATACATCATTATTTGAAGTAGATTCAGTAGCAGTAAATGCTGGTGCATACCAAAAAGCAACTTGGTTCCAAACTTTGGGAATTAAATTACAGAAAATTTCTAACAAAATTCACCAATTAACTATGAGAGGTGGAGCAAACTTTATTGTATGTTCTCCAACTGTAGCTACAATTCTTGAATCAATGAACGGATTCTCTGCAAACCCAGGTAAAGATGCTTTACAATTCGCAGCAGGTGTAACTAATATCGGTTCTATTTCAAATAGATACGATGTTTACAAAAATCCTTATATGACTGAGAACACAATCTTATTAGGTTTCAAAGGTTCTAACTTCTTCGAGACTGGAGCAGTATATGCACCTTATGTACCATTGATTATGACTCCGTTAGTATATGACCCAACTAACTTTACTCCACGTAGAGGTGTTATGACCAGATACGCAAAGAAAATCGTAAGACCAGAATTTTACGGTAAGATTTATGTTGATGGTTTAAATACTATCTAATTTGAGTAAATAGGTAAGTTTTAGACTTAAAATAAAAGAGGGGTGAGAAATCACTCCTCTTTTTTTATTTCTATATTTATAGTAGTATAACTCTATAAATTTAAAATAATGTCTGTAAACACATTTTGGTCAGGTTCAACTCTAAACAATTTTTTATCAGCATCTGCTTCTTTAGAAGCAACACCTTTCGGTATTTATGATAGTGATACTGAATTTAAGGCGGATGCACCTAAAACTGCAGTATGGGTTGCAAAAAGATTGGGATATCCAATCGTAAATATTGAATTAGATAATCAACAAATTTGGGCATGTTTTGAAGAATCTGTTTCGGAATACTCATCTCAAGTAAATCAATTTAATTTAAGAAATAATCTTGATATTTTAAAAGGGCAACCTAAACAATCAGCAGGCGGTAGGGGTAATTATTCCCAAACACTTGTTGAGGGTTCGTTTTTACCTACAACAATTCGCATGTCTCAACAATATGGAACTTTAGCAGGTGTTGGTGGTAATACATCGATTAATAAAGGTTATGTAAATTTATCATCTTCAGTACAAATATATGATTTATTAACGGAGGGATATAACACAATTACAAACGGTACAATATCAGCTTCATTAAATACAACATCATCGACTATAGATGTGGTAAAGGTATATCACGAAGCAGTGCCAGCAATTACTCGTTTCTTTGACCCTTATTCAGTAGGTGCACAGGGTACATTAAATTTAATTTCAGAATTGGGATTTGGTAACTATTCTCCAGCAGCACAATTTTTATTGATGCCGCTGTATGAGGATGTATTAAGAATGCAACAAATTGAATTTAATGACCATATTCGTAAATCTGCACATACATTCAACATTGTAAATAATAAATTAGAAATATTTCCCATACCGACAGTAGATTCACCAAGCCGTATATACTTTGAGTATATAAAAAGAGATGAATTTGAACACAATTCACAAATTGTAAAAACTACAGCAATTTCTGATTATTCAGATGTTCCGTATGATTTTATTCAATATTCAAATATAAATGATGTAGGTAGACAATGGATTAGAAAATACACATTAGCATTAGCAAAAGAATTATTGGGAGCAATAAGAGAAAAATATTCATCAGTCCCAATTCCAGATGGTGATGTACAATTAGATGGTGCAGCACTTAGGTCGGAGGCACAGGTAGAAAAAGATGCATTGATTACACAATTAAGAGAAAACCTTGAGGAATTGAGTAGAATAAAAATGATGGAAAATAAAAAAAATGAGGCAGACCATCAGCAAGATATGTTAAAAAAAGTTCCATTAAAATTATATATAGGATAATATGCCAAAGTTTTTAGTAGGTAATGATATTAATTTTATTAGAAATGTTGCCAGAGAATTAGTTGATACTGTGGTAGAAAATGTTTGTGTATTGTATAAAATAAATTTAAATGATACAACGGTAAACATTTATGGTGAAGCACTGAATAAGACATGGCATCCAGGTGTAGAATTATATGTGTTGATAAATAAAGAAACACAGGCGGCGGCATATGAGGGATTCGGTTCAGATAAAAATCAAAATATTGAATTTAGATTTGATAGAGAACTTTGTAGAGAAAGAAATGCATATCCTGAAATAGGTGATATAATTTATTTTGATGATTCATATTATGAAATTGATAATACATCAGAAGTACAATATTTGGGTGGATTGCCAGGAACAGAAACAGAAAAAAGAAATATGAGCATTATATGTTCAACTTTTATGGTTTCTAAATCCAATCTTAATATAGAAGAAAGAATAAATTAATTATAATGTCAACAAATCCTTTAAGACAAGATTTAAACAGAAGTAGGGAGATAAAATCGGAACAAACCGATATCAAAAAAAGTGTAACCCTTTTTGATATTGATTATGCAATGATGTCATATTTAGAAGATACGGTTTTACCTACTCTAAAAGATTCAAAAGGGACATCTATCAAAATACCAGTAATTTATGGTAACTCTGAAAGATGGAATGGTGCTAGAAAACAGGGAGTATTAAGAGATAGCAAAGGTAAAATACAATTGCCAATTCTAATGATTCGTAGAACATCTATTTCAAAAGATGATACGATGTCTATGCCAAATAGGCATGTTTCATATCCGGCAATAACAAAATATTCTAAAGATAATCGTTATGACCGTTTTACAGCAATGGGTGGTAGTATCAGCCCTAAATATGAAATTTTTCGTATTACAATGCCTGATTATGTAGAGGTGAACTATGATTGTATGTGTTGGACTTCATTTACAGAACAACTAAATGAAGTTATTGAACAATTAAATTTTGCATCTTCATATTGGGGTGATAAAGAAAAATTTAAATTTCGTACTTCAGTAAGTGAATATAATGTTGTGAATGAGGTAGGTGAGGGAACGGAGAGAATTAATAGAGTAGAATTTTCTGTAAATGTTAAAGCTTACTTATTACCAGAAAAATTTGATGGAGAATTAACAACTAAAAAATCAATTTCTACTAAAAGAGTTGTAGTATCCACAGAAACTGACGTAACGAGTGGGACTGGTAGATTAGAGGGATTTTTAACAACACCATCGCCCTATTATGATAATAAAGATTTAATTGATTTTCTTTCTATTAATGGTAGTAAAGTTCAAAACCCTGTAGCAAATAATACAATTACATTTTCAAATATTAAGGTAATCAAAACACCAGCTTCTTTAACATCATTTGTCACAAGCAATATAACAGTTGGTTCAGATTCATATGATGTTAAAGTATTTATTAATGGTACGAGATATTTTTTTACTACACATTTTACAGTTTCAATAACTAGCAATTCAATCACTTTAAATTTTAACGCAGGTAATTTAGGATTTACGGTTGATAGTGGTGATGAAATTTCAATAACAGGAAAATTTATTGACCTATAATGAAAAGAACTCTATTAGATATTACTCAAAAAATAAGCAGAAAAGTAAATAGGACTGTATTGACACCAAAAGATTTAAATAATGCTACACATTTTATATGGGAAGCAAGTGGTTGGAAATTTGTTGATATTTTAAGAGAAGTTGAACTAAGAGAGACACAAGATAGGCTTAAAATAATTATAAATACACAATTTATTTCTGCAGAAGATTATGTAATTGAACAATCAAATAATTCTTTACTTGTAAAATTTATAAAAAGTAGATTCTCTTATAATTTAGATAGTGATGATTTCGTAGAAGTTTACGGAGATATAGAACAATATAATTAATATGTTAAAACAATTTAATTCTACTGCAAGAAAACTAAATAGGATTATTCCAAAAATAAATCCTAATAATCTAAATGATAATTTATATATCACAGGTAGTTTATTAAATATAGAGTTACCGACTAGCCAATCGTTTCAGTCAAATACAAAATCAAATCCAAATCCTATAAAATTAGTAAATAATAAAAATACTATTTCATCTTTTCATAATGAAATTTTTAAATTTAGTGCAAGAACGATAAAAAAAAGTATTGATAGCTTAAGTAGTACAGGATTTGGCTCTTTGACAATAAATAATGTATCATTAGATTATGGAACTGAGGGAGCATCACCAGAAAATTTTGAGGTTTTAGTATTTGGATTACACATACCAGGAAATTTTTCAGTAAAAGAAGTTGGAAATAATGTAGTTGTAACATTAAATGCCGATTTAATAGATTTTAGTGTAGTTACAGTAAATGATGTTTTTGTTATAGGTAAATTTAAATAAAATAGAAATATTTATACGATATGGCACAATTTATTAGATTAAAACAGATAGAAAGTTCTTCAGCTTTACAAAGCGCAGCAATTGTTGGAAATGATACAGCATCGGTAGTAAATAATGTTGTAAGTAGTTCTGCGGCAACAATTCTTTCCGCTTCAATAGTTGATGTGGTACTTAATAATATTGTTGCAGTATTTCCGTCAGGTGTTATTTCAAGCTCAACCCAATTAGATGGTAGTACAATTAAAAATTTGACTTTATCCACCGAAAATGCAGATAGATATTCGTTAGTGGTAAGTGGTGCTATGGCAGTTGTAAACGCTACCGGATTAACAGGTAGCATAGATGGTGAAGAAGATACAACTGTTCCAGGTCAAATTTATTTGGTATCGGGTACTGTACCTCCTAATGACCCATTTGTAAGTGGTAGTAAACAGTCAAATATTATAGACCAAGGTGAATGGTAAGAAAAAAAAATTTATATTTATATATTGAGTAATAATAAATAACTGAGAATAACAATATGGCACAAATAATTAAACACAGGCGTGGTAGTTTAGAAGCACTATCAGCGGTAACATCCTCACTATCAAAAGGTGAGATAATAATAGCATCAGGTTCTACTAACCTATCATCAGTATCAAATGGTAAATCATTAGTATTTGCTGTTCCTGAAAACGGACAAGTACAGGCTGTAAATAGATTTTTAATTGCCGGTTCAGACCCTTCTACATTTGCTTCTTCGACATACAATGGAATGTTAGATGGTGTGCCTTATTACAATAGTGGTAGTGGTACATTATTTTTACTATCAGGCAGTTCAAATTATGCTATTAGTTTAATTGGTAATATTCAACCCTTCTCCACTTCAGTAAATAGTAGATTAGCTACGGTTGAAACATCAATAGGTGGTGGAGGTGCAATAGGTTCAAGAGTTTCAGCATTAGAAGTATTTAGTGGTTCTCAAGAAACTAAAAATTCTACATTAGCAACTTATACAGCATCAGTAAATAGTAGATTAGATTTATTATCAAACGATTCAGGCTCACAAGCAGGTAGATTATCTAATTTAGAATCTTTTAGTGGTTCACAAAATACTAAAAATGCTGATTTAGCAACTTATACAGGAAGTATTAACACTAAATGGAATACATTAGAAAATGTAACAGCATCTATTTTGTTATTTACTGCAAGTAATGGAAATACCTCATTAAATAGTTATACAGCAAGTACCAATACAACTCATTCATTACAACTTGCAAGATTAAGTAGATTAGAGGAAAGCACGGCTTCATTAAATACATTTACACAATCATTGAATACAGCATTGACTGTTACCGGTACAAATGTTAGTATTGTAGGAAATTTGACAGTTGGTGGCACTCAAACTATTGTAAATTCAACAACTGTCCAATTAGGTGATAATATTATTGAATTAAATGGAACAGGTACTGCAAATGGTGGTATCTATGTTAAAGACCCCACAATACCAAATTTAGCCACAGGTTCTTTAATTTGGGATTCGACTACTGACCAATGGAAAGCCGGTGTAAAAGATTCAGAAATAAAAATATTATTAGTAGGTGGTGATAACGTCGTATCAGGTTCATCTCAAATTAATTTTACTGGTTTAAGCGGTATTTCAGCAAATATAATATCAGCATCAACTGATACAGCTAATGTTGATATGATTATTACCGGTGGAAGTATTTCAGCCAACTTATACGGAGGTGTAGTTTCAGGTTCGTCCCAAATTACAGCAGGTTCTACTACAAACTTCGCAACAGATGTAAAGACTCAACTAAATTCTAATACAGTTGTTTCTGGCTCATCACAGGTAAACTTTACACAGTTAAGTGGTATTTCCGCAAACATAATTTCGGCATCAACTGATAGTAATAATATTGACTTTACTATAAGTGGTGGTTCTATTACAGCAAATCTTTTTGGAGGAGTAGTTTCTGGTTCTGCACAAGTAGTTGGAATGCTTACTTCATTAAACACATATACAGGAAGTAACGATACAACTCATTCATTACAAAATGCTAGATTAAGTAGAATAGAAGAAAGTACAGCATCACTAAATACTTTCAGTGCTTCTCAAAATACTAAAAATGAAACTTTAAGATTATATACCGCAAGTATTGATACAAAGTTTACAACATTGGCAACCTACACAGGTTCTAATGATACAACCAATACAACTCAAAATACAAGATTAAGTAGATTAGAGGAAAGCACGGCTTCATTAAATACATTTACACATTCTGCAAATAGTAGACTTACTACTTTAGAGGGCGCAGGGACTATTCAGGGTGTTGGTACTACAAATAATGTAACATTTGGAAGTTTAACAACAACAAATAATGTAACTGTTGGTGGTGATTTGGTAGTGCAAGGTAATACTGTTACACTTAACACATCCACATTAATTGTTGAAGATAAAACAATTCAGATAGCAAGTGGTTCAGCAAATGCAGCTGCAGCAAATGGTGCAGGAATTGAGGTAGTTGGTGCTAGTGCTACATTTACATATGATGCTACACCAAATGCATGGACAGCTAATATTCCAATTTCAGCATCAGCAGTGACTGCATCAGTTAATGTACCTGGATTTGGAGCTTCAAAAAGAATTACATTTAGAGCAACAAGTGGTAATTTAGATTTTATAACTGCTCCAACTACAGCAGGTGATTTGGTACAATGGGATGGTACAAACTTTACAATGAGTAATGTTATAGATGGTGGTTCATTCTAATCATAAATAAAAAAATAAAAAGTAAGAACCCTTCTTCGGAAGGGTTTTTTTATTTATAAAATATATTTATTTAGGTAGTATATACTACTTTGAAGTTATATAACGTAAGAATAGACTAAATATGTCACAAACAATTGTACTGAAACGTTCTGCGTTACCAGGAAAGGTGCCAGATACGGGTTCGCTTAATTTGGGTGAAATTGCGAT